GCCGTCTCCGAAAATGTACGCTTTCCGAGGACTTACGAAAGGTAAGTGCCTCCCATCACCCTTCAAACGACCCAGGAGGTCGCCATGCCGGGCAGGACCCCGACGAAAAACCCCCGCCGACGTAACGCTCGCCCCGATTGGCGCCGACTTCCGGCCGATGGCCGGTCTGGCAAGGCCCCGGAGTGGCCGCTGAGCGAACCCAGCGACGCCGAGCGCGCCGTTTGGGCCGAACTGTGGGCCTCGCCCCAGGCTGTGGCCTGGGAACAGGCTGGCTGGACCCGCGTCGTCGCCCGATATTGCCGTCTCCTGGTGTTCGCCGAGGGCACGAACGTCGTAACGCCCGCCGCTCAGCTCCAGGGCGAGGTTCGGCAGCTCGAGGACCGCCTGGGCCTGTCGCCGATGGCCATGCGGCGCCTCCAGTGGGAGATTTCCACCGAGGACGACGACACCGAGACCGACAGCGACGCCGTCGCGCGCCTGGATGACTACCGTAAGCGCGCAAACGCCTGAGCTGCCGCCCGGGTACTACGTCGAGGAGTCCACGGGCGCGTGGCTGACCCTCCCCTGGGAGGACATCCCGCTCGAGGAGTCAATCGGTTACGAGGTGCTGGCCTGGTGCGAGGAGAACCTGCGGCATCACCTGACCGGCGAACCCTGGCGCTGGACCCCCGGCCAGATACGGTTCGTCGTCCAGTGGTACCGGCTCGACGGCCCCGGCCCGGTCCCCCGCTGGCGCTGGCGCTCCGGCGTCAAGCGCGGCGCCAAGGGCACCGGCAAGGACCCGCTGCTGGCCGCCCTGGCGAACGCCGAGCTGTGCGGCCCGACGACCCCGTACTGGGACGGCCGGATGTGGCACGGACGGCAGCACAACCTCCCGGTGGTCCAGATCGCGGCAAACTCGGAGGACCAGGCCAAGGACCCGCTGACCGTGGCGAACGCCATGGTGGACGGCGAAATGGCGTCCACGTACGGGTACGACAAGGGCATCCTGTCCACGAAACTCCACTCCGGTGGCCGCATCGAGCTGCTGACGCGCTCGGAGGCGTCGTCGGAGGGTGACCCGGCCACGGCGATTTTCCTAAACGAGTCCCATCACATGACCGAGACCTCGCAGGGCCAGGCCCTGGCGCGCGTCGCCCGCCGGAACGTCGGCAAGTCGCCGGGGGGCATGGCCCGCCTCCTGGAGCTGACTAACGCCCACATGCCCGGGGAGGCGTCGGTGGCGGAGGACTCGTTCGAGGCCTGGCAGGCCCAGGCGGCCGGTAAGACCCGCCGCCAGGACATCCTGTACGACTCCCGGGAGGCCCCGCCCCACCTGAGCATCCACGACGAGGCCCAGCTAATGGAGGGCCTGCGGGCCTCCTATGCGGACTCCCCCTGGACCGACCTCGAGCGCATCCGCGACGAGGCCCAGGACCCGCGCGTGTCGGTGGCCGACTCGATTCGCTTCTACTTTTCGTCGCTGCCGACCGCGGCGGACGCGTACATCGACCCCCGGAAGTTCGACGCCCTGCGGCTCGAGGCCGTGGAGCTGCCGGACGGCACGCCGGTGGCGCTGTTCCTGGACTGCTCGAAGTCCTCGGACGCCACGGTCCTGTGTGGCTGTCGCATGGAGGACGGCCACGTGTTCTCCATAGCCCACTGGCAGCGCCCGCCGGGCGCTCGAGGTGATACCTGGCTGGCGCCGCGGGAGGACGTGGACAGCGAAGTCCGCACCGCGTTCGAGCGGTGGGATGTCCAGTGGCTCGGTGTGGACCCGTCACCGGCGCGCGACGACGAGACCGAGGCCCTGTACTGGGCGGAGGCCGTGGACGCGTGGCACCGCGACTTTCGGGACAAGGTCCTGGTGTGGGCCTCCCCCGGCGCGAAGATCGGCAACAGCGTGGCGTTCGACATGCGCCAGCACCTCCCCGGCGGCCGCGAACGCCTGCGGCTGTTCACCGAGGAGGCCGAGCGCACCGCGGAGGCCATCGACGAGGACGGCACACTGACCTGGTCCGGCAGTGAGACCTTTCGTCGCCACGTCCACAACGCCCGCCGCCGCCCGAATCAGTGGGGCGTGTCGCTGGGCAAACAGTCTCGGACCAGCTCCAAGCTGATCGACTACGCCGTGGCGATGGTCGGCGCTCGGATGGGTCGCCGTGTCGTGTTGAACAGCGGCAAGACCCGCGCACAACATTCTGGAAAGGCCGTTTTCGTCTAGGAGGCAAACTGTGGCACTGAGCGCCGACAAGGCCCGCGTGCTGGCTGGGAACATCATGGACCACCGGAACGCCGAGCGCGCCGCGCTCGACCGCGTCCGGCGGTACTGGAAGGGCCGCCAGCCGCTGCTGCCGGTCCTGCCGACGAACACGCCGGAGCCTGTCAAGGCCCTGGCGCGCATCGCGCGCGTGAACGTGTGCGGCATCGTCGTGGACACGCTGGCCCAGTCCACGTTCGTCGAGGGCTATCGCGCCTCCGGCGACGCCGAGAACAGCCCGGTGTGGCAGACCTGGCAGGCCAACCGCCTGGACGCCCGCCAGACCGGCCTTCACCGCGCCACGTTCGCATATGGCGCCGCGTACACGGTGGTCCTGCCCGGGGACCCGCTGCCGGTCATCCGCCGCCGGTCCCCCCGGAACCTGACGGCCCTGTACGGCGAGGACGAGGACTGGCCCATCGCCGCTCTCGAGGACCTCGGATTCGCGCCGAACGGGACGCGCTCCTGGCGGATGCTCGACGAGCAGTCCATCTACTATTTCGAGGAGGCGTCCGACGGGCGGCTCCTGTTCCTGTCCCGGGACGACCATCGCATGGGCGTGACGCCGGTCGTGCGGTTTCTGGACGAGGACGACCTGGACGCCGAGGACGAGCCGGTCCCCGCCGACTACGGCCAGGTGCGCCCCGGCGAGGACCTCGAGGCCCCCGCCCGCGGGCAGATCGCGCCGCTGACGGCCGTCCAGGACCAGATCGACGTGACCACGTTCGGTCTCCTGGTCGCCCAGTGGTACTCGGCGTTCCGCCAGCGGTACGCCATCGGCTGGGTGGCCGACGACGAAAAGAAAAAGGCCCAGGCCTCCGCCTCCCAGCTATGGACGTTCGACAAGCCCGCCCAGGGCGAGAACGCTATGTCGGTCGGTGAGTTCGGCCAGACCGACCTGTCGGGCTACATCCGGTCCCGGGAGGCCTCCCTGCGCCACGCTGCCACGCTGTCCCAGACCCCCGTCCACGAGCTGATCGGTGAGCTGGTGAACCTGTCGGCCGAGGCCCTGGCCGCCGCCGAGGCGGGCAAGGACCGGAAGGTGGACGAGCGGAAGGTCCTGCTGGGTGAGTCCCACGAGCAGACATTCGAGCTGGTGGCCGGGCTGACCGGCGAGACCGTCTCCGAGGACGCCCAGGTGATATGGCGCGACACCACGGCGCGCTCGTTCGGCGCCACGGTGGACGCCCTCGGCAAGCTGACCCAAATGCTCGGCATCCCGCCCCAGGAGTTGTGGGAACGCGTCCCCGGCGCCTCCCAGCAGGACGTGGAGCGGTGGCGCAAGGCGCAGACCGACGAGCAGCGGGCGAACGTCGCCGCGGCCGCCGCCCTGCGCACGCGCGCCGGTGACTTCGACCCGGCTGCCGAATGAGGTTTGCGCGGTGTAGCCTTGGCCACCTGGGGGTGGTCACGGACAGGAAAGAGGTCACCTACCCCGACGGCACGAGTGCGGTGGCATGGACTGGGCGGCACGTTCTCCCGCTTCACTTACTTGGCAGGCCCTGGTCCTCGAGGTCCCCGCGATGGGGGCTGGTGGGGAGTGACCACGACGCTATGTACGCGTGGGCGACGGTGTTCGTCGCCCTGGTCTTTCTCCTGGTCGGCGTCATGCTGCTGCTGGGGTGAAAAGTAAAAACTTCAAGGTGAAAAGTACGCCGGTCCAGGTATGGCCGGGAACACGACCCCGAGGAGGGGATACATGATGTTCGAGTCACTGATCCACCCCCGTTTCATGTACGACACCGACGAGGGTGGCAGCGGCGGCGGAGCGCCAGCGCCCGAGGGCGAGGGACAACCGGCCGCGACTGCGACCAAGCCTGCGGCGGAGGACAAGCCGGAGGGTGAGGGAAAGCAGGAGCAGGCCCCGCCGTGGGGAGACGACCCCGACAAGTTCGACCCGGACAAGGCCTGGCGCCTGATCCAGAACGTCCGGGGCGACCTCGACAAGACCCGCGCCCGCGCCGAGGAGGCGGAGCGAAAGGCGTCCGAGTTCGAGGACTCACAAAAGACCGACCAGCAGAAGCTGGAGGAGCGCGCGTCGAACGCCGAGAAAAAGGCGGCCGACCTCGAGCCGGAAGTGTTGCGGCTGCGCGTGGCCCTGCGAAAGGGCCTGACCCTTACCCAGGCCAAGCGGCTGGTGGGGGACACGGAGGAGGAGCTGGAGGCTGACGCCGACGAGCTGCTCGCCGACTTCCGCGGAGGCGCCGAGGAGGAGGGCGACAAGCCCAAGCCCAGGCGGCCGCGGGAACGAGTGCGGACAGGTGCCGCCCCGGCTGCGAAGCCGGAGGAGACCGACCCCGTCAAGTTGGCGGAGAAAGTCTCGCGCAGGTACTAGACCGCGGGCACCGGCCACGGTGGCCTATGCGGTAAATCGAACAGCCATAGGAGGTACACACCGTGGCTCAGACATTCCTAAAGGCGGAGCAGATCGTCTCGCAGGGGCTTGGATTGCTCCAGCGGGAGCTGGTGCTGCCCCGTCTCGTACAGCGTTATGGAAGGGCGGACTTCCAGGGCGCCAAGGACGACACGATAAACATCCGCATCCCGTCGCTCCTGCTCGGACGTGAGTACGAGTGGCGGACACGTACGGCTCCCATCGAGATTGACGAGCTGTCGGAGGAGACCATCGCGGTCACCCTCGACAAGCACGTGTACTCGGCCGTCCAGATCACGGACGAGGAGCTGACCCTGGACATCGAGTCCTGGGGTGACCAAGTCGCGCGGCCGCAAATCCGCGCGGTGGCCGAGAAGCTGGAGGGCTACGTCGCCACGGCGATGGGCGCCGCCAACTTCCGCCACTCGGTTGCCTGGGAGGCTCCGGCCACGCCGACCACGGACGATTTCTCGTTCTACACGGCGGCGGTCGAGGCTCGCAAGGCGTTGAACGCCGAGAACGTTCCGGCCGTCGGCCGGGTCATCGTTCTGGGTTCCGACGCCGAGGCAGCCGCTCTCCTGTCTCCCCACCTGGTGAAGGTGGACGAGGCGGGCAGCGATTCGGCGCTCCGTGACGCGGTCATCGGCCGCATCGCTGGGTTCCAGGTCATCGGGAACGTGAACAGCGTGCCCGCTGACTTCGCTGTGGCGTTCCACCCCACCGCGTTCGCGCTGGCGAACGTG